TGCTGCCCGAAAACCCCGGCCTAGCTGGGGTTTTGTCATATCTGCCCAGTAACTCCCCGCTGCGCAGCATGCAAACGATGACAGGATGAATCGTATGAAGATCAGCGACATGACTCAGGCTCAGCAGATCGAGCACCTGGTGTCGAAGCGCGATCGCACCATCTCCATCTACCGGCAGACGGGCAACCCGCAATACAAGAACGGTCGCGAACTCATCGCCATCATTGATGTCGCCGCGGAACCGAACGGCGACATCAGCATCGGAATCGGCTCCACCGGTCCGCTCGATGACATCGACGTGCAGTTCACCGACGACGGCGACTGACAGTCCGCGCGGAGACCGCCCATGCCCAGTGCGCCACCGCGCGTGTGCGCTCGCTGCCACAAGCCCGCACCCAAGGGCCGACCCTGCTCGTGCCGTCCAGCATGGGAAGGCTCCACCCATGACAGCGGCAATGACCGGCGCTGGCAAGGCGTGCGTGATGCCTACCTGGCCACACACCCGCTGTGCGAGCACCCGAGCTGCCCGCGTCTGGCCGACGACGTAGACCACGTGACGCCCCTCGCTGAGGGTGGCGCCAAGTACGACCCGCGCAACTTCATGTCCCTGTGCGATGACCACCACAAGGCCAAGACCAACGCCGACGCACTGCGCGGCAAGACCAGAGCGAGGTGAACACGACCATGGCACCAGCCGAGTTCCGAACCATGACGATCACCACCGAGGTCCGCGAGCCCCACGTGATCACGCTGCTGTGCGGTGATCAGGTCGTCGGCACCCTCGACCTGCGCAAGTACATGCCTTGGCGTACCAAGCTCCGCATTGCCGTTGCGTGCTGGACCAAGAGCATGCTCGCCAAACTGCGCAGCAAACCCACGTCTGTGTGAGCAAACTTCTATCCAGCGGCGCGTGCATAAATATTCAGAGGTTTATGCATGGCGTATAACCCCGATTGGCGCATAATCGCAGGTCAGAGGGGGTATAGGGGTGAATATCGCTCTGACCAGCACGTATGCGACTCGCCGCGGTAGTCTCGCGTTTTTCTGCACAACATTCATGCAAGGGGGGGTAATTATGCATAAACCCCATGGCGTGCCAGCAAATGGCTCCCACGTACAGCAAATAGGTGGTGAGTGATGCCCGCACGGCAGCCAGCGAAACTGCTTTTACTCAGCGGTCGCAGTGAGGGCCAGGACAGTGCAGGTCGGCCGGTTGCGCAGCCCCCGGCGTTCAAGCGCCTGGCACCGAATCCTCCGTCATGGCTGTCGCGCGAGGCAAAGGCCGAGTGGAAGCGCGTTGCCCCTGGTCTGGTGCGTCTTGACCTGATCAAGCCGGAGGATCGTGCGACGTTGGCGGCCTACTGCGAAACCTGGTCGCGGTTCGTCGCGGCGACCAGGGATGTGAACGCGAACGGGATCACGGTGCGCAATGAGTCGACCCGCAAGGACGGCTCCACCTCGGTGTGGTGGACGAAGAATCCCGCGGTGGCAGTCGCCGAGCAGGCGTCAGCACGGTTGCTGCAGTTCGCGAACCACTTCGGTTTGACGCCGGCGGCTGAGCGCAACGTGTCCAAGCGAGACGACGATCGTGGCGAGTTCGAGGCGAACCCCTTCGCGGGTGCAGCCGCCGACGACGACTGATAGCCCTTGGGCTGACGCTGATCTCGATGCGCTCAAGCTCAGCCCCGAGGTGGCGTGGTATCTCGAGTCACGCGGCTATCCGGTCCCTGACTGCCCGCCACTGATCAAGACACCGGAGCCCCGGGAGGTTCCGGGAGCGCGGTTCGATCCTGAGCGCGCTGACAAGGTAGTTGCTGCGTTCCGGCAGTTGCGGCACACCAAGGGTAGATTCGCTGGTCAGCGCTTCGATCCTGACGTGTGGCAGGTGGCGTACATGATCGCCCCGGTTGCTGGCTGGGTGCATCGCTCTGTCGATTCGGGCGCCTGGGTGCGGATCATCACGCAGGCGTATTTCGATATGCCGCGCAAGAACGGCAAGAGCACGACCGCGGCCGGGTGGGGCATCTACCTGACGGCGGCCGACGGCGAGTTCGGCGCGCAGGTGCTCGCCGCGGCGACGACCAAGGAACAGGCCGGGTTCGTGTTCGAACCGATCCGGCAGATCGTCAACAAGTCGCCCGGCTTGAAACGGCATCTACGGGCGCTGCAAGCGAAGATCACCCATGCGGCGTCGGGCTCGTACTTCAAGCCGATCGCCAACGCCGGTGATGCGCAGCACGGCGCCGACATTCACGGCGCGATCATCGACGAGCTGCACCTGCACAAAGACATGGTGCTGATCGAGGCGCTGGAGACCGGCACCGGCTCTCGTGAGCAGCCGCTCGTCATCTACATCACGACCGCCGACGCCGGGCGCCGGCACACGCCGTACGACGAGAAGCGCTCCCTGATCGAGAAACTGGCCCGCGGGGTGCTCAAGCGGCCAAGCACCTACGGGGTGGTGTTCGCCGCCGAGAAGCCCGAATACGAAAATGGCAAGCTCATCAAGGGCGATGACCCATTCGCCGAATCGACGTGGCGCAAGTCCAATCCGGGCTACGGAATTAGCCCGACGAAGCGGTACATGCTCGAGGCTGCGGAGAAGGCCAAGGACTCGCCTGCTGAGCTGGCGCGGTTTCTGCGGCTGCACTTGGGTGTTCGGACCAAGCAGGAGACCCGGTATTTCGAGGTCGAGGACTGGGACGCCAACGCCTCGATCGTGGACCTTTCCCGGCTGGCCGGCCGCCAGTGCTACGGCGGGCTGGACTTGGGCTCGACATCGGACCTGACGGCGCTGGTGTGGGTGTTCCCCACCGAGGACGGCGCTTTCGAGGTACTGGCCCGGCATTGGGCGCCAGAGGATTCCATTCCGGCGCTCGATGAGCGCACCGCGAACGCGGCATCGACGTGGGTCAAACAGGGCTGGCTGACGACTACCCCGGGCAACGTCACCGATTACGACTTCATCGAGGCGCAGATCAGCCGGGACCGTGACGAGTTCCTGGTGCAGGAATGCGCCTACGACCGCTGGAACGCACAACAGCTGATCAACAACCTGATCACTGACGGCGCCCCGATGCTCACGATGGGCCAGGGGTTCGCCTCGATGAGCGCGCCAACAAAGGATCTGCAACGGCTGATCCGCATCGGTGCCCGAACCGACGAGAACGGGCTGCCGATCAAGCCGATGATCCGCCACGGCGGTAATCCGCTGTTGCGCTGGGAGATCGACAACTTTGCGGTTGCGATGGACCCGGCAGGAAATGTGAAGCCGGACAAGGCAAATGCGGGCGACAAGATCGATGGCGTGGTGGCCCTGATCATGGCGCTTTCCCGCGCGCTGGCCGCCCGTGAGGTTCAAGGCACGAGTGCCTACGAAAACGAAGGGCTGATGATTGTTTAAACGTCGCTACGCGGCCAAGGGTCGCAAGGTGTTGGTGAACCTGTTCAGTGGTAACGCAATTGAAGGTGTGTGCACCTTTGATGGACGCGCGGGGATGATCCTGCGCGGTGCTCTGGTCCATGAGCCGGGCGTTGATCACGTGATGCCCGCCGACGGTGAGGTTCGGATCGATCGAGCCAACGTCGACTATGTGCAGATGCTCTGAGAGGCGGTGTCATGGCGTTCGTCGTCTCTGAGGGGTCGGTGCGGGGTATGTCCCGCCCGAGCGTTACTCCCATCCGGGCTATTGAGCTGTCGCCGTGGGTGGCGATGGACTATTTCGAGTTGTGGCGCAAGCAGCCGTCGGTGCGGCGCACGGTGTCGTTCCTGGCTCGCAATATCGCCCAGCTCGGTATCCACACCTTCGAGCGCCGCGGGGATAACGACCGCAAGCGTCTGACTGATCACGCGCTGGCGCGACTGCTGCAGCAGCCCAACAGCTTCACCACGCGGTACCGGTTCCTGAACACATTGGTGCATGACTTCGCGATTTATGACTGCGCGTACTGGTGGAAGATCAAGACCGCGCTGGGTCCGCGGCTGGTGCATCTTCCGGCGCCGCTAATCACCCCCAAGGGTGACAACTGGCTCACCCCTGAACAATTCGAGTTCCGGGGCACCAAGGGTGCCAGGATGATTCCCGCCGATGAGGTGGTGTACTTCCGCGGCTACGGCGGCATCTCCGATGCGGGCGTTTCCCCGCTGGAATCGCTGCGCCAGATCTTGCGCGAGGATTGGACCGCCTCGGAGATGCGCGACCAGATCATGCGCAACGGCGCCCGACACTCCGGGTACATCTCGCGCCCCAAGGTGCCCGACGCCCCGAAGTGGTCAGAAGATGCCCGCGAACGGTTCAAGCGCGAATGGCAGTCGGAGTACGCGGGCGCGATGGCAGCCAATGCCGGCGGCACCCCGCTACTCGAAGACGGTATGACGTTCGTTGCGGCATCGCAGACGGCGG